AAAATGGCTTAAAAATGAGGGTTGGAATGACGAAGTTAATAATAAAATAACAGGACATGTCTACATGTCAGATGATGAGGTGTACAGAGATGCTGATGGTTACATTATATCAAAAAAAGAATACGAAAAACTTTACAAATAGGTTGAAAAAATTACTCAGAAATTTTATAATATGGAGGAATCATGACTACAAACGAAGTACAAGATACTCTGCTTTCAGACAAAGAGTTAGAAGTTAAAATAATCAGAGATGCTTTACATATGCACAAGCTGTGGTTTAAAGATGGTAAGATTATGCCAAGATATCTTCGTAAACTACAAGACCTGTTAACACAATATGATGAAAAAGAAACAAAGATTTTGGTAAAACATAACTTATCTGGGAGTGTATATGATGAATCAAATAACGACTTCTGAAATAGCAGAAAAAAACTTTATTAAATTAGAGCCAATATTAGAACATCTAAAAGATGTAAATTTAGCAATATTAAAAGGCAGGCTAGAAAGAGGTATGTGGCTCAAAAGAATTAAGCTAGAAAAACTTTATGTTGGATATGATGGCTGGGTGTGCACTTGGGCAGAATTTTTAGACAATGTTTCTATAGCAAGAGAAACTGCAAGACAAGATATGGAAATCTATGACCAATTTGCAGCTTATTTACAAAACAATCCTAAGCTTATGGACACAGTAAGTTATGAAAGGTTGGTGCGATTATTGCCTGTTGTCAGAAAGCAACCAGAACAAAAGAACACCCTCCTAGATATGGCAGCAAAAGCTAGTCGTACCGACTTCGATAACAATATAAAAGAGATGAAAGGTCAAGTAGCAGATGACAAATGTATCAATCCAACTGACTGTACATCACCAAAAATCATATTGGAAAAATGTCAAATATGTGGAGTTACCTATCGCAGGAAAGACTTGGAATAGAGGATTTGAAATGAACAATAAGTTTATAGAAGAACACTCTTTAGAGTATGTAGATTTCATTCGTAGCAAACAATGTTGTGTTTCTGGAAATAGTGTTGCTGACCCACATCATTTACATGCTATAGGTATGGGAGCTAACAGACAAAAACCAAATGCTAGACATTTTACATGTGTTCCGCTTAGTAGAGATATGCACACAGAATTACATCAAATAGGCATAGATAGATTTCAAACAAAATATAAAATAGATTTGTGGCAAGAAGCTTATTATTTCTTTATAAACTTCTTAGTTCAAAAAGGTATAGTAGAATGAAAAATGTAAAAATAGATAAAATAAAACCATACGAAAAAAACCCAAGAAGAAATCAACCAGTTGATTTAGTTGCTAAAAGCATAAAAGAGTTTGGCTTTCAAAATCCAATAATAGTAAATAAAGACAATGTTATTCTTGCTGGACACACTAGATATAAAGCGGCACAAAAACTTAAATTAAAAGAAGTGCCAGTGATTGTAGCTGATATGTCAGAAGATAAACAAAAAGCATTTAGAATTATTGATAACAAACTTGGAGAAAAAGCAGACTGGGACAATTACATGTTAGAGATAGAGTTCGATGACATTGAAATGGCATTAGACCAGTTTGAAATTGATATACAAGATGGTTTAGTTGAAGAAGTAGAAGTTATAGAAAAAGATAAAATGCAAAAGATAGAGAAATACAAAGAGCTTATATTTTTGTATGAAGACCCTATAAAATATGCAAATCATTTTAAAAAGATACAAGAAATAAAATATGATTTTGGTTTCGATACAGATGACCAAATAATTGAGTTTTTATTGGAGAAAGCATATGGTGATTCTAGTAAATCCAATGTGGTCCGTAGAACATCTAAATAAAGATTCAAATTATGTCCACATCAAAAAGGTTATTGAAAACTATAGTAAATTACATCCTGATACTTATTTTATTATCCCTTTTCCTGTTAAACATTTTAAGTATTACGAAGATGGTTTTTTCCAAAATCCTAATGTAATTAGAGAACCATATACAATACCCTTAGCAAAAAAGATAAACAACATTACATTTGATGGTGCATTTTACAACAAGCTTATTGAGAAGTATTGCATAAATACAATTTACAATCAGATACCAGAAGTTACAGGTCAACTAAAATCTATAGACAGTCATTTTTCTTCTACTGTCAATATAGTTAATCAACATCACTATATCTATCACAACAGTTTGCCCTATCCACTTGAAAATCAAATGCAATATGTTTACTGGCAAATAGTAGGAGATGTCCTAGCAGATGTAAACATTTACAATTCTAAATACACAAAACAAATGGTTTTAGAAAACATAGATATGTATATGCCTGTATTTAGAAAACAAATAGAAGACAAGTCTAAAGTTTTATACATGGGCTTATATGACGAATCGAGTATAGTCAAAAATAAAAAGTTTGATAAGATAACTTTTTTATACAATCACAGATTGCAACAATATAAAAACTGGATGTTTACCTTTGAAGTGTTCGACAAATTAGCACTTAAATATGATTTTGATGTTGCAGTATGCCCTGTTGGTCCAGACAATGTTAGTGCCGTTAACAAAAAAACTTATACTAGAATCTACGAATGTCCTACACAAAAAGAATACTATGATGTAATAAGCAAATGTCATGTTAATACATTTAACTCTCAATATGAAACCTTTTGTATTTCTATCTTTGAAAGCATGATGCACGGATTAGCAACAATTGTGCCAGATGCAACTACAATGCCAGAACTTTTAGGCAAATGTAATGAACAAATGTTCAAAACCAAAGAAGAACAATATGCATTACTTGAAAGAATATTGCAAAAACCATATTTAATAGAACAATGGGGTCAATATAATCAAAAAAGAGCATCAACATACAGCTTAGATTCTTATTGCAACAACTTACATAAAATATTTACAGAACAGCTAAATAAAAATAATTTTTACGAAACACTAAGACCAAGAAACAAAGCAAAAATTGATAAATATTTGGCAAAATATAAGAGAATTACGGGTAATGACTTGAAAAAAATAAGAAGATTTATTAATTTATCTAATCAATCTGTGCCAAATCACAGACTAGCAAACATAATGCATCATGCAGGTTATGAGCAAATTTTAGATAATAATGAAACTGTTTTTGTTGACAAAAAATAATAACTACCTAAAATAATCTATATGGGCATAAAAGTGTCAAACACAAAACTTGAAGAACTAATCATACAACACAAAGGGTTTGTTACACAAATTTGTAAGTCAGCAGGTATATCAAGAAATGCATTTTACAATCGCATGGAAAGACATCCTAAGCTACAAGCAAAATTAGATTCAGTAAGAGAAGAAATTGTAGATTTTGCAGAAAGCAAATTATTAGAGCTCATTAGGGAGAAA